TGTTGACTGGGGACATACTTGCACAGTATTGCATATCATAGAAGATTTGAAAGAATATATAAATATACCTGAATCTAAAAGCTGGGAGTACTGGGAGCTTACAGAAAGATGTGAAGAAATAATAAAAATATGCATAGATAAAAGAATCACAACATTGTACTGCGACAGTAATCCAAAAGATGGGCATATAACATTAAGGAAAATAATGAAGAAGAGAAGATGCTCAACTACTGTTGTACCTGTTGTATTCGGACAATGGAAAGAGTTTGGAATAAATGTAATTAGATTTTTACTAGAAAAAGACTTGATAAACATAAAAGATAAAACTTGTCAGGATAAATTAAAGAAATATCATTATAGTAATACGCAAACTGAACAGATAGCAAAAGAAGATGACCATTACCCAGATGCATTAATAGCATGGGCTGCATCTAGATATAAAATATTAGGTTAGCCAATTAAAGTAAAATATAATTATTAAAATTATAGAGAATCTTTATTTGAAATAGTATACAATAATCTGAAACACAACAGATTTTATTTAATTGGAAAGGAATTTAAACATATGATTGATAATGTAAAAATAGCAGGCATGAAATATGAGATTAAAGAAACTGAAAACTTAACAAGAGACCATGGAAGTCTAGGGAATTGCTGTGGTAACAATTTAACAATAAATGTAGATAAGGATTTAAAAGAAGATGTAAAAAAGAAAACATTGCTTCATGAAATAATAGAGGCTTTAAATTTTGAATATAACTTTGAATTTGAACATAATAAAATATGTGTATTAGAAACAGCGTTATTTGCAGTAATAAAAGATAATACAGAACTTATAAAATATCTTAGCGAGGTGTAACAAATGTTTATAAAAGAAGGAACTCACTTTCCACCTTTAGAATGGTCGTTTTGGTATGACAAATATAGTGAATATGGGGCATGGTACTCTGGAAGCTCCGAGGAATTGTTAAAATACTATACAACAAAGATTGCTAATTCTCAATTTGAAAACAAAATATTTTGGGCAAGAATAGACGCAGAAGAAAGGGCAAACGCTGTAAACATGCCAGCGGCTGGAGATATTGCAGCTACAAGCGCAAACTTGTTATTTTCTGAGTCTCCAAGATATGCTTATGACGAAAAATCAGTATCAGGTCAAAGAATGAAAGACATTATAAAAGAAAATGGATTCAACAATATACTGTTAGAAGCTGCCGAAATTGCCGCCGCTTTAACAGGTGTATTTCTAAAATTAGACATAGACACGAGCATTTCTAAGCTTCCTATAATATCATGTGTAATTCCAGAAAATGCATTCCCGACATTTCATAGAGGTAGACTTGTAGAAGTTTTATTCTGGAGAACAGTGAAAGAAGACTATAGTTCAGGTGTATTTTATAGGCTATTTGAGAATAGGAAAATTGAAAAAAGTACAACTTTAATTGAATACAGATTATACAAAGGAACAATTGACAAAGTTGGTCATGTGATGCCATTGGAATCATTGGAAGAAACAATGAACCTAAATTTAGTTGATGTAGCATGGGCTATAGATGGATTAGGATGTACATATATTCCAAACATGAGACCTAATAAAATTTTCCCAGGTTCATCCTTGGGAATTAATGATTATTCTGGATGTATACCATTGCTAGATAGCCTTGACTTAGCATGGACAAGTTTAATAAGGGATATTGAGTTAGGCATGGGACAAATATTTATTGATGAAGACTTGTTACAAAGGGAAGATACAACAATTTATGGCAGCGAGAAAACTGTATTAAATAAGTTTAGTAAATTTCAAAAGACATTTCTTAAACTAAATTTAAGCAGCTGGAGAATGGGCGGCGAATCACTAGAACCAATAAAAGTCGTTCAATTTGAAATGAGAGTAGATGAACATATTAAATCATGCGAAACTCTTTTTAAGAATATTGTAAATATGTGTGGATATTCTACACAGACATTTGGATTAGACATTGGTGGCATGGCTGAGTCTGGAACTGCTTTGAGGGTGAGAGAAAAGAAAAGTTTTTCTACTCGAGGGAAAAAGGAAAGATACTGGATACAAGGTATAGAAAGTATATTAAAACAAGCTCAACAATTAGATATTTTATATAATAATTATTATAACCCCAATGAATTTAATGTTGAACTAGAAGATTCCATAATTATAGATAATTCTGAGATGAGTGAAACTATAAAGAGCTTAGATCAGGCAAGGGCAATAAGCACAGAAATAAAAGTTAAGATGCAACATCCAAATTGGTCAATCGAAGATATTATGGCAGAGGTAGAAAAAATCAAAGAAGAAAATAGCATGCAAAGTGAAACAGACATTTTCAATCCTGAAGCTTAGAGGTGATAAAAATGGATGCTGGAACTTATGAATATTTAGCTGATGACTTGATATTAGCCTCTGAGGAAGTTGTTTTTGGAATAGGTGTATTGCTTAAAAATGTTAATGAAAGACTTATTAAAAACCCAGGGGATATCTCAAGAATAAGAATGTTTTATGAAAAAGAAGTGAAAAAGATTGCTGTAAAATTTGAGCAAGATGCTAAAAAGTGGTCAAATTATGGCATAGCAGATTCTTATTTAATTGGAATAAAAGATGCCCAAAAACAATTATTACAAAATGGTTTAAGTTCACCTGTAGTTGCTGATATAAAAAATGGTTCATCTTTAATTAAACATACAGCACCAACTAATACAACTATTCCGATTAAAATAACATCTGAATTTACTGAATACAAGAATCATATTAGATTTTATAATATTTTCAGAGAAGCGGCAATTAATACATGGGATGGCACAGGTATTCAAATTATTCGAACAACTGACGATTTATTTAGAAAAATAGCCATTGAAACAGGAACAAGTGAATTTATAGAAGGAAATGTAATGACAAGAAAACAATTTTCACAGAGACTATTAAATAACTATGCCAAAGCTGGATTGCAAAGTATAACATATAAAAATGGTGCAAAACATTCCTTAGACACATATTGCGAAATGGTAGGTCGAACAATGTCAGGTAGGGCTTCATTACAGGGTTCACTAAACGCATTTCAAGAGGGAGGGTATGAACTAGTACAAATTACAGCACATTTTAGAAGTTGTGATGTTTGCGCTCAATTTGAAGGCGAGATACTTTCCATTCAACCTATTCCAGGATACAAAACAGTAGATGAAGCAATATTAGACGGGTTATTTCATCCAAATTGCAAGCATGGTATGTCGGTATACTTGGAACATACAGATAAAGTTAACGCCAGTATAGATTATGCAGAAAGAAAATTAATAAATGATATGGGATATGAGGAAGCTCAGAAATATACTTATCAGCAACAACAAAGGCAACGATATAATGAAAGACAGATAAGAAAATACAAAAGACTCAAAGATGTACAATTAACTGATAGAGATAAAAAAGCAATGAATGATAAAGTTAGAGAATGGCAAAAGGTACAAAGAGAACATCTTAATAAAAATAGATATTTGAATAGAAATTATGCAAGAGAGCAAATAAGTTAATGTTATACAAAACATAAGAAGAACAGTGAAAGAGGTATTATATGAGTGTTGGAGAACTAGAAGCAATTAGAATACTAACAAATAGTGTCAATAGAGTAGAGTCAAAATTAGACCATGTCATTGATGTGATGATGACTAAAAATGAATGTAGTCAGAAACAGGGCGAATGTTCATTTAAAACTAAATATGATTTAGAAATTAAAAAGGCTGAATCTGAAACTAAAAAGATTATAGCTATTTCAACACTTGTATCTGCCATAATTGGTATTTTAATTGGATTTTTGAAATGAGGAGATAAAAATGATTAAATTAGCTAGTGTAGAGTTAGGACATTGTATAGATATAATAAAATGGAGAAATGACAAAATAGAAACACTTAGAACCCCATATTTTACAAGTACTGAAATGCAAGAAAAATTTTATAAAGAAGTTATATCTAATAGAAATAGTAAACATAGATATTTTGCAATAGAGAGCATTGCTGAGGGGTTTTATCATAATGCTGAATTTGTTGCATTTGGAGGAATCACAAACATAGAATATGAAAACTCTATAGCAGAGATATCATTAATAGTTAATCCTGAATATACTGGAAAAGGTTATGGAACTGAATCGGTCGAGTGCTTGCTTAAACATGCATTTGGAAATATGCATTTAACTAATATTTATGGTGAATGTTACAAGTGCAATAAGCCAGCTATAAAATTTTGGGAGAAGATAGCCGATAAATATAAAGGTTATAAAACATTGTTACCTTCAAGAAAATTTTATGACCATGAGTTTTGGGATAGTTTATATTTTAATATTAATAAGTTTGATTTTTATATGAGTTATGAAGAAAAAAAATAAGTTAACAATATCAGAACGATTAGAATTATTTAAAAATATAACTATTGAAGATATTATATATTTATCTAATTTGGCTGATTTAAATTATATCATTGATAGTGATTGCCTAAGAGACCAGTTAAAAGAAAATCAAATATCTCTAAAACAGTTAGCTACTGAGTTAAAAATAACTAAAGGCACACTTTGTAATAAAATATGTAGCCTTGGAGGCAAGAGCAAAGATTCAATAACATATTTTTCATTAGAAGAATTGTTATTCATAAAACAAAAATTAAACGAAGACTCAAAAAGAATTTTCAGAATAGATAATTTTTAAAATTATATTTTGAGTTTTTTAAAAAATATTCTGTATGATTATACATATACAGAATATTTTTTTAGGAGAAAAACATGATAAATACAAATATACTGAACGGCAAAAGGATTTTAATAACTGGTGGAACTGGTACATTTGGCAAAGCATTTACAAGATACTTGCTAGATAATTATGATGTACAACAGATATACATTTATAGCAGGGATGAATTCAAACAAGATTTGATGAGAGAAGAGTTTGGAAATAGCATCAAGATTTCTTTCTTAATTGGAGATATAAAAGATTACCAAAGACTTAAAAGAGCATTTTATGACATAGATTTTGTTATACATGCAGCTGCTCAAAAGCAAGTTCCATCCTGCGAAGATAATCCATTCGAAGCAATACAAACAAATATACTCGGAGCAATGAATGTCGCAAATGCTGCTATAGATTGCAAGGTCAGAAAAGTTGTAGCATTAAGCACAGATAAGGCAGTTAACCCTATAAATTTATACGGAGGCACTAAAATGTGTCTTGAGAAAATATTTATTAATGGTAATTGCTATTCTACAAAATATACAACTATGTCATGTGTTAGATATGGAAATGTACTAAGTTCTAGAGGTTCAGTTATACCAAAATTCAAACAACAAATAATTGATAAAAATATAGTTAATGTTACAGATAAAGATATGACTAGGTTTTTCATGAAGATTGAACAGGCGATAGATATAGTTATATTTGCATTGATGAATATGAAAGGTGGAGAGATATTCATACCTAAAATAAAATCAATGAAAATAACTGAGTTAGTAGAAGCAATAAATCCTAATATAAAAATTAAGTTTGTTGGTACTAGACAAGGCGAAAAGATAAATGAAATATTAATTTCAGAAGATGAATCAATTAGAACTGAAGAATTCGAAAATTATTTTGTTGTATATAAAAATAAAGAATCTGTAAAAAATATAAAAGAACACAGTATTTTAAATTACACATCAGACAACGAAGATCTATTTTATACGGTTGATGAAATGAGGAATATTATAAATGATTAACTATGGAAAGCAATGGATAGATTACAATGATACAGAAGCAGTTACAAATGTGATGAATTCTGATTTTTTAACACAAGGTACAAAAGTTTTACAATTCGAAGAACAAATGTGTGAATATACTGGTTACAAGTATGCCATAGCAATGTCATCTGGGACAGCTGCTTTACACTCTGCAATAAGTTCATTAAATTTAGAAAAAGACAGCGAAGTAATAGTTCCAGGATTATCATTTTTGGCTACTGCGAATTGTGTCAAGTATTGCGACTGTGTACCAGTATTTGCAGATGTAAATATTAACACATTGTTAATAGATATAGACAACATAGAAAAACTTATAACTCCGTTGACAAAAGCAGTGATAGCTATGGATTATGCTGGACAAATGTGTAATTATATAAAGCTAAATGAACTATGCGATAAATATAACTTAAAGTTAATTTCAGATGCCTGTCATTCAGTAGGAGCCTTGACAAGTAGCTGCAATGACAAAGAATATTCTCATATAACATGCTATTCATTTCATCCAGTTAAAAATATCACAACTGGAGAAGGTGGAATGTGTCTAACTAATGATTTTGAAACATATTTATATATTAAAGCGTTTATAAATCATGGAAGGTATGATGGATTTACACAAACTATACTAGGATATAATTATCGAATGAATGAAATGCAAGCGGCTTTAGGGATATCCCAGTTAAAGAAAATCGGTTTATTCCTTAATAGGAGAGAAGAACAAGCACAAGAATACAGAAGAAAACTTCCTAAAGAAATCTTACTCAAAAAAGAAAATAATCATGCCAACCATTTATTTGTCATAAAGATGAAAGATAGGCAGGAATTTATAGAATATATGAAAACTAATAATATAAATTGTGGAGTTCACTATAGACCTATCTATGAAAATCAATATTATTCAGATTACACAGACCAATCAAAAGAAAATTGCAAAAATACAGAACTAATAAAAGACATAATAGTTTCTATACCATTATTTGTTGGATTAAAATTCTATCTCAGAAATGGTATTGCTGACTCGATAAATATGTTTTTAAGGAGACAGGAAGATGAAGACTAAAGAGATAGTATTAGATTTTGGAAGTGGCAACACTTGTTTGAATGATGATGACATAATAAAAGAAATGTACAATGAGTTAAAGAAAATAGACTCAGGCAAAACTAAAATAACTATAAAATGGCAATTGTTTAAATCAGCTGGATTAAATACACCTTTGGAAATGGATAAATTTGATTTAGCTTATAGATACGGAAAATACTTAGGATACAATGTTACTGCCTCAGTATTTGACATAGAATCATTAAAATTTTTATTGAATTATAATATACCATTTGTAAAAATAGCAAATAATAAAACTTTACATAGCCTTGTAAAACATGTTCCAAAAAATATAGATGTTTATATTTCTTCATACAAATATAGTTATTCAGTAGATTTTAAAAGAAGAGTAACTCATCTTTGGTGTGTGTCTAATTACCCAGCTTATCGAAAAGAATATGAAGATTTGGGAATGTTGCGAGGCGATAATATATCAGACCATACAGCAACATTTGAGTTATACAATATATATAAGCCTGAAATAATAGAATGGCACTATAAATTAGAGAATACAACAGGGTTAGACAGTGGCGAATTTGCAAGAACACCAAGGCAACTAAAGGAGATAATGTAAAATGAACATAGCAATTATTCAATCAAGACTAGAATCATCAAGATTCCCAGGAAAATGTATGAAGGAAATGTTAAATATACCTATGACAAATTACTCTTATCTAGCAGCCTGCAAAGCTAAATATGTAAATAAAGTATTTTTAGCTGTTCCTGACGAAGGAGATAAGACGAAAATATTTACTGATAATTTTAATAATGTAAGGGTATTTAGTGGGGATAGTAGTGACGTACTGAAAAGATATTATAGCATAGCCTTTGAAGAATATAAAAAGAATAGCAAAATCGAAAATGTAGTAAGAATAACTTCGGATTGTCCACTACTGTTTTACTTTAAATGGATAATAGATTTAGTCATAGAAGAACATATAGAAAAAAAGAATGATTATACATGGAATAGGGGGTTGAAAGGATATCCAAGCGGATTAGATGTCGAAGTTATGACAATTGAGGCTTTATTTGCTGCAAATGATTTCGCCGTGGGATATGACAGAGAACATGTTACACCATGGATTAGAAACAACAAAAATTATAAAAAAAGTGAAGTTAATTGTTTTGGAAAAGTAATAAATGGTAAATATAGTGTAGACACCTTGGACGATTTTAAGAAAGTCGAAGACATAATAAATTTAATAGAAATGAGAGATGATTTTAAAAATAATGAGAACAATTAGAGATTTTGAAACTTTTAACAAAACTGTTAGAGACAAAAAATGCATCATAGTTGGACCAGCCGATTATTTATCAAGATCAAACCATGGCGAGTTCATAGACAAATATGATGTAATAATAAGGTTGAATAACAGTTATCCTTTGTGTGATT